AGAAGATTGTATCAATCGCAGATTCCTTTTGTAGTGTATATCGAGCCATTGTTCAACCATGAATTTATTGCAGATAGTTACTGGATCAATGACAAAAACAAAATAACATATTCTGAATTTACCTATTATAAATTTAAAAAACTTAAAAGTGGTCCTGCATTTCATACAAGTGCAGAAGATGCAATAATTTTTGCAGACTACATGGAAAAAAGATTACAGATATTAGAGTTTATATGAGTGACAAATTAAACATTGCCAACGAAATGCGACAACTGGATCGCAAAAACAGAAACTTCTATCGCGAACTCACAGATGAAGAACGCAAGAAGTTTTCAAACTATCTCATGATTCGTTGGGCCAGCTGTGTGGAGGGTTCACAGGACTTGCAAGAGTTTTATTTGATTGCCACCAATGCGCGATTGAACAAACACTTCTTCAACATCAACCGACATCCTGAACTGCAATGGCTGTGTGCCACTAGTGTAAGTCCAGACATGGGCACACCCAGACACAACTGGATCTCACCCAAGAAGAAAGAAGCAGGTGCAGGTGCTAGTGCTATTAGAAAGCAGTTGGCAGAGTTATTTCCCACCCACAAAGAAGATGAAATAGCCATGCTGGCCACGATCACAACCAAGAAAGAACTTGATCAATACATCCGAGACCATGGCCGAGACACTAAGTGAACTCACTTGCGGCTACTGCAAGAAAACATTTCGTCGTGCAGAAAGTCTTGTGGTTCACATGTGTGAGCCCAAACGACGACGTCAAGAACGATCGGAACGTGGTGTTGAACTGGGTTTTCAATCCTACTTACGGTTCTATGAGATTGCACAAGGCAGTGCTAGACTCAAAACATTTGATGATTTTGCAGACAGTCCTTATTACAAGGCCTTTGTAAAGTTTGGCAGATATTGTGTGGGCACTCGGGCAATCAATCCCAGACAGTTTACTGAATGGTTGTTAAAACACAACAAAAAGATTGACAACTGGGGTTCGGACAAAATTTACACTGAGTATTTGTTGGACTATTTAAAAGTTGAAGCAGTGGCAGATGCTTTGGCACGAGCAGTGGAGTTTGGTATAGACTGGAGTGAAAAACATTCAGCACCGCCCAATGATTGTTTGCGTTATGGCAGTACACATGCCATGTGCTATGCTGTCACAACTGGACGCATCAGTCCCTGGGTGATTTACAATTGCGAGTCAGGACAGAAGTTTCTAGGCGAACTCACGGCAGATCAAGTGGCCATAATATGGCCTTATATAGATTCAGACGTGTGGCAGAAAAAGTTTTCAGACTATGCCGCAGACGCTGAATACGCAAAACTAATATTGAAACAAGCAGGATGGTAATATGATCAACTCAATAATGTCCATGGGCAAGCACATCATAGTGGGTGGTGGCAACAGTGCCAGCAATGCCAGCAACTACATCAATAACAGTAGCGGCATGATGGGAGTGGGCGACCTACGATTCAACACCAGCACTCAACAGATTGAATTCTACAACGGCCAGACTTGGCAAATATTTACTATGGCACAGGCCACTGTGGGACTCACTGGTACGGCCGAAGCAGCCATTGACTGGGCAATGAAAAAGATGGAAGAAGAAAAGGAAGCACGTGCCATGGCTGAACAGTATCCTGCTGTGGCAGATGCCTTGAACGCAGTATGGGAATCTGAACAACAATTAAAAACCATTGTGGCATTGTGTAGAGTATGAGCAAGGTATTAAAAATTAATGGCAATGGTTCTGTATCTGACTTTATTGAACGATATCAAATTTGGAAAGATTGGTGTAATTTTTATCAAGGGCATAGCTTGTCAGTTGTTGAGGTAGCGCAAGATGGTATTCCTTGTTTTGATTATACTGATGTGAATAGTATAAATTCCAGTATATCTCCATTGATTGCAATTGACTGTCTTACTGAAGGGTTGCACTCTAAGAATTTTTTTAAAAGATACAACAAACAAAAAAAATATATTTTATTTTGTAATGGTACCTGGGACAAAAACTATCATCAAATTGATATAGATTATGTCTTAGTACAAAGTCATTTCTTCTTGTATCTTATGGCAGATACTTATAACAGCCCTAATCGTTTTTGTTATTATGGAGACAAAAGCTACGTTTTTGATTGTGATAAGCCATACATTTTTGTTAGTACCGTGGGTAATGTGCGAAAAGAAAGAAGTTATTTTATTAAAAAATTAAAACAATCACTGACTTATAAAAAATTTATTTTTAGATACAGCGGTGTAGATTATGGGGAGCCCAGCTGTCATCTTGACGTGATAAAGTTTACTCCAGGAAAATTTGATCCGTATATTGAAATTCTACCAAAACACTATCACAATGTCAGTCAGAGTCTGCCCATGGCCATGTACAATTCTGCTAGATTTAACCTAGTAGTGGAAACAGACATTGATTATCAACATAATTTTTTCCTGACAGAAAAAACAGTTAAAGTATTATTAAGTGGAATGCCATTTGTATCAGTAAGCCAACCTGATTTTTTACGCAACATTCGAGCATTGGGATTTGAAACTTATCACAATTTGTGGGACGAAAGTTATGATCAAGAAACTGATTATAAAAAAAGAGTTGACATGATCATTGAATTATGTAATAATTTGTTCAACTTTGATTGGGATGCTCATCAGACTCAATTGGAATTAATTAAGTACAAAAATCAAACTAATTTTTTAAATTTGAACAAAGTGATCGATCAGGAATTTCAACGATTTGAAGAAATTATAAAAAGTTTACTATGAGTGCAGACATTGACATTGACGTCCCGGATCGAAGTAAGATATTAGAACTGATCCGGCATACGCCTGCTAGACAGGTAGTAGATGGTCGGCCACGCCGACACAATTCTGGTATCTACATCACAGACATTCCGCAAGATCCCGAACACGGTTGTGCTGCCATTGATTACGAGTCAGCAGAACAGCGTGGCTACTTCAAAATTGACTTGTTGAACATGAGTGTGTATCAGTTGATCCAAGATCCTGCACACTACGAAGACATGTTGTCAGCCGCACCTCCGTGGTCAAGACTGTGGACAGACAGACCCTGGGCCAGTCAGTTGGTACACGTGGGCAACTATGTGGATTTGTTGACAGCAATGCAGCCTGATTCCATACCCAGGATGGCTGCTTTTATTTCAATCATTAGACCAGGTAAAGCACACCTACAGCGAAAGTCATGGGATGAGGTATTTGCAAGTGTTTGGGATGGGGATGAATCGCGTGGGTATACGTTCAAGAAGAGTCATGCAATCTCTTATGCAGCCTTGGTGGCCTTGCACATGAACTTGCTCAATCAAATAAATTGCTAACTTCGGGCAAAACAATTTGATCAACAAACTGTTGATGAGATAGTTTTGTAGGGTGTCCAGTTTTATCTAACTCACTGATATCTCGAGAAAATTCAGCCAGACAATTTTTTTGATGGTCGATAAAAAACCAATTTGAAAAATTAAATTTTTGATACAATGGATCATTTTGACAAAAAAACCCAATATTATAATCACCTGATAAAAAATTAGATTCTGATTCTGTATCCCAATAATTGGCAAAGCTAGTAAATCTGTATTTGTAACCTTTGACTTTGAGGTAATTTTCAAGATTTAAGAAATTCATCAAACTGTCTTGACAGAGCAAAAGCGGGTCTGCAACACGATATAGCCAGTTGAATATTTTTTTAGTGGTGTTATTGGTAGTCCAACTGTTGGTCAGCCCTCCACTAAACACATAATAGTTTTCATGATTATCTCGTCTAGCCCAGGGATACTGATCTTGGATATGATACCACCATTCTCCTGAGACTTTGAGATCTTTGCGACCGGTGCCGCTCCACATTACCATAATCAGAGTTTCTGCAGGATCAAATGATTGTTGTTCTAGGAAATTTATAGTACGATTGCAAATATAATCATTGCCAGCGCCGCTTGCAGCAATATTGTGATAGTTTATGTTGGGGTATTGACGAGATAATATAGAAGCCCAAGTACGATAATTTTTATCGTCAGTGTACGAGCATCCGCAAATTACTAGATTACGTATCTGTGACAATTAATCTATTCTCCTGACCAGAGTAATTGACTTGCGTTTGCTCTTTTTGCGAGCAATGTCTATCAAACTGCACACAGGGCCATGTAGTATTTCTAGGTCTTTGTTGGAGAATGTGCGCAGGGTCGAACGAAACTTTTCCCAGTCTCCACGCAGGAATATGTTGATGGGTATGCTACGATTGCTTTCCCACCACCAAGTGTTGGCCAGTTCCAAAAACTCCAGTTTGTCTTCTTGCGTGATCACAGCGCCAAAGTCGTAGATGGTTGTAACAGCATCGTCCCGGTTCTGAACTATGCCGATATACTCGTTGCTGGCGTAGATGCAAAGAGTTATAAAGGGATATTTTTCCGCCAGTTTTTCAAAGATGTTATTACCCATAAATACGTATCGAGGATCCTATGTATTCAACCACTGCTTACTTATATCAACAAATCATTCGGGTACTTTTGATTGACACCAGTGGTGGATACTTTACTGCGAGGTACGACCCAGTGTACGCAAAAACTTTAACTGTTAACAAAGGTGTAGACAACGTTTTGTTGTTTGAATTCATCAACCAGGACCAAAAACCTGTAAACATCACAGGCAGCACGTTCCGCTTTAGATTGCTGAACCAAACTGGTGATGTATTACTGATTGAAAAAGACATGACTGTACTTAGTGCCAGTTTGGGACGAGTCAAGGTTGTGCTGGACACAGCAGACACCATCAATATCCTAGCACAACCTGCCAGCTACAGCATTGAGCGTACACAAGGCAATTACATACAGGCTGCATTTACAGACGACAATGCTGGCGCCAGAGCAGATTGCAACATTGTAGATTCAGTATTGCCACAGTTTATAGCCAGTCAACCGGTGACCATACCCACAATAAATGGCAAGAATTCGTGGCCACAACCCGGACCAAGTTCATGGCCCGACTGGGCACTGAACCCACAGCCATTGTCACGCAACTATCTCACAGAATACTACTCAAGTTATATCAACACTACCGGTGCCAGTTTGACCACAATCAAGTATGATCTGGATCATTACACCGGCACCCTCAAAGTACAGGCAGCACAGGATTACGAAGCTGTCTGGGTAGATGTCACAGAAAGTCGTGAGTACTTTGACGAAACTGGCACCTTTTACATCAATGTTGTGGGGTTCTATCCACTGTTGCGACTGACCATCAACAACAGCCAAGGCTATGGTGCCTCAGCTACTGCCACAGTGGTAGATGGAGTGGTCACAGGTATTGCAGTAAACAACGCAGGCATGGGATACATGGCAGCACCTTATGTTCAAATTTTAGGCAACGGCGCTGGCGCCACTGCTGTTGCTGCTCCATTCACAGGCCCAAGTGGTATTGGGCAAATTACTGTGACCAATGGTGGATCAGGCTATTTGCCACTGAACTTTGGTGGCACCGAAGAGCAAGCGGTGACTGTGCTGATTACAACCGGCTATGTGACCAACATACTTTATCGTTAACTGTTGCATTTGCGTGACAAATCTGTTAAACTGTACAGATGCTTGACATCCTTGCTTACTTGCCTGCAAAAAAGAAACCAACACCTTCGGGTTGGTTGAGTTTCAATGCGGTATGTTGTCAGCACAATGGATCAACACAGGATCGGCGAGGACGTGGCGGGCTCAAAGCCACTGAGGCGGGGTGGAGTTATCACTGTTTCAATTGTTCATACACAGCCAGTTTCATATTGGGCCGGACCGTAAGTTATAAAGCTCGAAAGTTATTGAGCTGGATGAATGTTCCTGAAGTAGAAATAGAGATGCTGAATCTTGAAAGTCTGCGGCATCGGAGCATACACGGTATAATACAAGATCGGCAACAGATGTGGAACACACTGAGTGGTGTGTCATTTGAAGAACGAGACTTGCCACCGTTTGCTGAATTGCTGACACCCGAGCACAAGTTTTATTGGGATTATGTGCGTGGTAGACATGTGTCCAACGACTTTCCTGTTATGGTGCAGATACAAAACGATGGCATCCATTGGACAAGACTGCATGTGGTCATACCATTTACCTATGACAACAAGATTGTGGGATACACCTGTAGATTTTTAGATGACCGACAGCCCAAGTTCATCAGTGACAGTCAGCCAGGCTATGTGTTTGGTGTAGACTTACAGCCAGCAGATTGGCAACATGTGATTGTGACAGAAGGCATCTTTGATGCACTCAGCATAGGCGGCGTGGCAGTGATGCACAACACCATAAGTGATGCCCAGGCAAGACTGATACGCAGTCTAGACAAACAGATAACTGTGGTGCCTGATCAAGACAAGGCAGGCATTGAACTGATTGACCGCGCAGTGGAACTGGGTTGGGCAGTGAGCATACCAGACTGGCCCGAGTGTTGCAAAGATGTCAACGATGCAGTGATAAAGTTGGGCCGATTAGGTGCCCTGCTAACTATAATGCAATCGCGAGAGACCAGTAGAATCAAAATTGAACTAAGGAAAAAAGCACTTGTTAAAAGACTACAAGTTAATTGATATTCGTCGACAGTTTCCTACAAGAATTGATACCAATTCAATTTTATGGATATATGATGTATTTGATGAAGAAATACTGTCTAAATGGATAAGCGGTCAAGAGCCGGCATACATTGTCAATGATCATTTTAATAATATTGAAATTCCTGGGAAAAAAATATACTGTGTGCCGTTGTGGACAGCAAAGGAAACTTCTAGAATTGTATTAGCACTATCGTCTAATCAGTCGTATCAGACTCGATATACTTTTAATTTTATGATTAATAAAAAGCAAATTAATCGATTTTTGTGCATAAAATTTGTAGAATTATTTGAACTAACAAAATACGATTATACATGGAGTGGAGTTGATACTAAATTTGATCTGTCTAGTATGTTAAACGAATTAGATCAATTAGGTGACAGATCCCCCTTGACCACGCAACAGAAATCGTATATATTAAGTAGTATACAAATCCCACCAAAATTTATTCCTAGTGCCGGCGAAAAACGCTCAGAATCACATATAACATATTTGAGTAATTCTTGGGTATGGAACCATGTAGTAAACTTAATGTTTTCCGGCAGTGCAACGTCGTTGATTACAGAATCATTGTCATTTCAAAAAGGCACAGTGTTTACTGAAAAAACTGTGTTTGCATTACTAGGAAAGACTTTTCCGTTGTGGGTCGGCGGCGGAATCAATCAAGCACAAGAGTTTAAAAAAATGGGGTTTGATATTTTTGATGACGTGATAGATCACAGTTATCAGCATTACACAACATTGATTGAACGCTGTTATTATGCTTTCGAGCGTAATCTACATATATTGTCTGATTATGACTACGCTAGTAAAATAAGAGAATCTATGATGCCTAGACTAGAACACAATCAACAATTGATTAAAAATAAACAAATTGATTATTTTTGCAGACAACAAATAAATCAATGGCCCGAAGAGTTGCAACAAGCCATTGACTATAGAGTAAAAATGTGGATTTAAGGATAAATTTTGTTAAAAGAATACGGACTTGACGTACAACGATTATTTTTAGAAATGATGTTGGAAGATGCACAGAGCTATGTGCGTGTGCAGAACATCTACAACCCACAGAACTTTGACAAAAGTTTGAGACCTGCAGCTGAGTTCATCAAAGAACACAGTGACAAACATAAAACGCTGCCCGAACGTACACAAATCTCGGCCACCACAGGCATTAAACTACAAGCAGTACCTGATCTAAACGAAGGTCACTTTGATTGGTTCATGGGCGAGTTCGAACAGTTTACCAAGCGACAAGAACTGGAACGTGCTATTTTAAAAGCTGCAGACATGCTGGAAAAGGGTGACTTTGAGCCTGTGGAAAAGTTGATCAAGGATGCAGTACAGATATCGCTGACCCGGGACATGGGCACAGATTACTTTGCAGATCCAGCGGCTCGTATCAACAAGTATTTCAACTCGGGTGGGCAGGTATCAACAGGTTGGCCGCAACTGGACAGATTGTTGTATGGTGGATTCAGTCGTGGCGAACTCAACATCTTTGCTGGTGGATCAGGGTCTGGCAAAAGTCTGGTGATGATGAACATTGCCTTGAACTGGTTGCAACAAGGACTCAGTGGTGTGTACATCACACTAGAACTGAGTGAAGAACTCACAAGTTTGCGAACAGATGCCATGCTCACAAACATGAGC